GCCATCGTATGGCGGCAATTCCTCAAGTGTTTGGCAAACAAGACAGTACAGCAAACGAAACATAGGTTCGTTTTTTGGTGTTTCTTTTTGCCCTAGTAAAGGTACGTTACTCATTGTGCTCCTTGTAATAGTCCGATTATCTTAGCAGATTAAGAGTTCCAGAGACCTAACTCTTGTTGGTCTGAGGCTGCCTTTTGCTTTTCAGCACGTTTTGCAGCACGACGTTCCATTGTTTTTTCACGTTCACTCTTTACCCCAATTGCACGACGAGTAATTGCTTGTTTCTGTGCGGTAGTTGCGCTGTGATAAGTATCTGGATAATGCCATCCACCTTCATGATGTACGGCTAAAGGTGTGTTAGAACGTGGGTCATTAACTGTGTAATCAATGTTCTTTAAACCTTTTAATTGCTCTGAAAATTGAGTTCCAGATAACCAACCGTGTGAAACTGGTGCTCCCTCATGTCCTTCAAAATTATTTCCTTTAAAAGGTGCACGTGCTGCAATTAGAGGTCCAGCATTACGGTTAGAAGTTCTTTTTGCCATTATCGTCCCATCGCTTTCTTATGTGCTTTACGTGCACACTTTCCACAAACTGTTCCAGAAAAATAACCTAAAGCATCTTCGTGACCACACTTAGCAGTCATGCTTGGTGATTCAGGAGTTAAATTACGACCATCTTTACGGTCTGGAACATCTGCCATGGTTAACGACCACCGTCTTTATGGGTAGTTACTTCGTATTTTCCACCTTGTTCAATGATTCCTCTTGCGTGTTCTGCTGACTTAGCGCCAAGAGGAGTTACCGAACCAGACCAACTTCCGTCTTTTGCTTTAACAGTGTGAGTGAACTGTTTTGGGTTTAAGTTAGACATAATTACTTACCTGGAGGAGTGCTAGAAGGTGGCATACCAGATGGTTTTGCTAAAGGTGGGGTTGGTGCTCCTTTAGCATTTTTCCATTGTTGAACAACAATTCGTTTTTGATTTGGAAGAATAAATTGTTTTGGGCTCAAATTAGCCATGATTATTTCCCTGGGTTTACCTTTGCTGGGTATTCAGAAGTTAAAAAACCATAACCATAAAATGGGTGAAGTGATTGACGATTGTCAATTGTTGCTTCGTCACCTAGACCAGGAGTTACTTCTGTATCTGGACGAGCCTTACGGTACTTACCATCAGTAGCACCTTCATTGAGGCCTGCGTTCATTGAACGAGATGAGTTAACTGTCATTTGGTTCCTTCTTTCGCTGCTTGTTCTGCACGAATTCGTTCCATGCGCTTGGCACGCCCTGCCTGTGAACGCTCCGTACGGGCATCCATAGTCTTTTTACCAAGTCCTAGTCTCTCACCTGCGGCTTGTTTTGCATACGCAAACTGCTTAGGAGAATCAGGATGTCCTGGATTTGACACCGCATTGTGGGCAGTTTTTAGTATCTGACCCATACTATGGTCAAGTTGTGCTACATGTGCGTGGGTCTCATTAAAGTCTGCGTGGTGAGAATGGTATTCATCTGTGCCGTGGGTAGACTGCATACGACCAAGGTGTAAGAATGCTTTGCCTGTCAATGACTTGAGGCGCTCATGATGTTTTGGGCTTGATTGTGAATATCCTTGTTCTGCAACAGTGTTTGGAGCACCTGGCAACTCATACGTTGGTTTTGGTGCTTCTGGTCCTGCTGTAGAAAGGACAGTAGTTCTAGCCTGACGTTGTGCTTCTTCAATATTTGTTGAATCTACACGAACAACTTTTCCATCAACTTTTGCTGCTTGACCTTTTTTAGGTACTGCAACTTGCCCTGTCTTAGGGTCAATCTTTTTACCAGTTCTAGTAGTTGTGCGTTTTTTAACCTTGCGTGGTTTAGGTGTTTCGGTGGCAAGAGTTACAGCCATTACACCTTTTTGTATTTCACGATTTTTTGCAGGACGCAATCCTGTTTGACGCATTTTGCGACCAGTGCTTACAAGCGGTCCTTTAACTTTTGGTTTTGGTGCTGCTGAAGGACCTTGTTCTTCTTCTCCAGACACACGTGTTGTGTCAACACCTTCTACTTGTTTAAATTTTGGACCAGTTTCACTATTGTTTTCTTTTTCTGCTTTTGCTGCAATTCGTTCTTTATTTGTTGGAACTTTTCCCTTAACAATTTTGGTATCGCCAATTCCTCCAGCAGCACGAATGGCTACTTTTTCTTCAGGTGTTTTAGCGTGAGGACTAACAGGTATTTTCTTACGAGCCATTAGTTAACCATCTTGTTTTTTGCACGTTTAGCACGCTCTTGGGTAACGCAGTTTAAACAACGTCCTTTATTGCTGCTAAGAAATTCAACTGGGTTCATAATAATCCCGCATGTTGGACATGGGTGTGAACCTTTGTAACGAGTTGCATTTTCGGCAATTTTCTTTGCCTGCAACTCCATAATCATCATGCCATCGCCATCATCCACGATTAACCCCGTTTCTTTCGTGTATTTTTTTCGCCAAATTTCTTTGCTGCGCTCATACCTGTGTCGTAGTCAGATGTTACTGGAGTGCTGTCTGGTTTATAGGACTTACCGCTATTTGCTTCTTTAGCAGCGTTTCGGTCAGCACCAAGAAATGCAACACTTGGGCGTCCTTGACGGCGAGTGCTCCATCCTGCTGGTTTGTACTCTTCGTTCCACTGCACGTGTGACAATGGTCGCATCCCACCTTTTGCATACATCTCTGGCAGTTTAGGGTCAAATGCTGATGCGTGAGTTGCACCGCCTACTAATACTCCATGTTCTGCTGCGCGACGTGCTACATCTGTGTATGGCGCATCTGGGTGTTTAAAAACTGAGTTTAATTCTCCACTTGGGTGAATGGCAAAACCAGCCAATCCATCAGAAGTGCTAAACATACGCATTTTCTTATAATCGCTAACTTTGTGCACATCTACTGCAGCACCCATTGGACTTGCTTTACGTGCACGTTGAATAAACGCTTTAAAATGTCCTGCTTCTTTTGGCGAATACTCTACAAAATGCGGAAATGAATCTTCTTTAGACATTAGGTATTACCTAAGTCATTTCTGCTAGAAGCGCTGTATCCGCCAACTCCACCTGAGTACCACGATACACGTGGCTCTGTGTAGTTACGGTCTACGCTTACAATGTCTTCAATTGTAGGCTCAATTCTTGCGCCATAACCGTAACGGTCTGGAAACAACCTAATCTGTGGAAGTGGTGGACGAACCATTGCTTGGATATCTTTGCCAGGAATATTCATAATCATTAAGGCTTGAGAAACTAAACGTTCTGCATTTGTTGCCCATGGCCCGTTGTACTGCCAACGTTTTGCTACTTGGTCTGGCTGTACTGGTGCACGCCACGGTTTAGTGTGGTCGTAAACTCCATCAACTGGTTGTGTCATTATCGCCACGCTGGTTTCAAATAAGCCATCATTGCTTGACGACGTTCGTTAATTTCTCCTGGACTTGTAGCAATTGTGTTTGCTTTACCGTCGTTAACAAGGTGGGGGGCAGGAGTAAGTTGTACTTGTGGAGCATTGCGAATTGAACGATAAATGGTAACGCCGTTTGATGTGTCAACCATTGCACCCATTTGACGTTGAATGCCGCTCATTGGCCCCATTGATTCGGGCCAGAAATACATTGATGGTTCAACACGTTCACCTTTGTGAACGCCACGTTGATACGATTTTTGGTTAACACGAGACTTGATGCTATCCAACAAACGGTCATCACGACGTGAGCGGATAGTGCCAAGGTAACCATCTGGATATTCTGCAGATGGAACTCTTCCTACACCAATACGTGTAGCATCTAGTGAGTCACGGGCTACAGGAGTTCCTGCACCACCTTGATTGTTATACCCATACATACCGCCGCCACCAAGTGACTGCCAGTTCTGTGATGGTGAAAAGTTGTTAACTCCACCAGCCATTACTTACCTCCGAAACTAGCGCCCTTATCAGATGAAGGAAGTTGTTGCTGTTGGGCATCATCCCAATTCAATGTTGTTCCACGTGTTTTTGAGGAATAAGGTGTTGGCCCACCACCATCGCTGCTGCGCCACGCTGTGCGTCTTGCAACACTTCCAGTGGTACTGGAACTTAATGATAATGGGGTTTCAATGCTTTTTTGTTTTCCATAACTTTCGTATGGACTATCCCCAAATAATGCTGAGGATATTGGCATTAGCGAACGCTGCTCATTCCATCACCAAAGTTCGGCGCTTGACGTCCCGCAACTGAACGAACAGTTTTAGCGTTAGCCATTGTTGGGCCCGCTGCTGGGTCAATTGTTGGAGCAAAATTTACTGTTGTGCGGTAACGAGCACCCATGCGCTCTGATGCTACTGCATCTCCTGCAAGCATGTTTGTACGGTTTGCTTTTCCGCCTGCTGTTGGGTCTGATGCTTGCGTGTTTTTCTTAGGCATAAGTGTGCCCTTTGCAGGTGCTGCACTTGGTGATGAAAAACCTACTGACTGACCAACGTAGCGACGTGCACTGTTCTTGTGCTCTGCAGAAGAAATTACTTCTTCTGGTGTCATGTGATTTCTAGCCATGTTTTTACCTGCTTCTTCGTGATGGTTTGAAGGTGCGCCCATGCGACGACGCATTGCGTGACCCATTGATGTCCAAGATGCCATTGTGACTCCTTAATCTATGTCCAAGGATAAGTCTTTATTAGCCTGCTGTAATGTGAAACACGATAGCGGATATTTCTCCGTCACGAGATTCAATAGTTGTAAATCCAGGGATGCAAGAAAGGTCCATGCCTCTTGGGGCTACATAACCACGTGCAATTGCGATTGCTTTAACTGCCTGATTTACTGCTCCAGCACCTACGGCACGAAGTTTTACTTCTTTTTTGTCGTAAATTGCATGGGCGATTGCGGATGCGACGCTCTGTGGATTTGAGCCAGCACTCACTCGGAGGAATGGCTCTTCAGCAGAAACTGCTTCTGGTGTGTTAGTCAATTGTTAGTCCTTTAGTTCGGTTTGGTGTGCCACTCCTGAACTAAAGGATAAGGCTAAATGGCTGGTTGGTCTCTGTATTTGGGGTCTGACATTTGTTCTACAACAGCCTTCTCTATCTCGTTTATATGGGTTTTAGAGGCTAATCGTGCCAATGCGTATGCATCTGCTGCGTTGTCATCGCTGAATTCCATACCCCAACGCTTGTATATCTGTAGCAACATCTCTTGTTTCTTTGCATTACCTTTACCTGCTGCGTATTTCTTTAGTGTCATTGGTGGAACTTTAAGCGGATACTTTCTTGCGTCTTCAAAGAAATCGTAGATTGCTAATCTAACACACGCCGATAATTCTCCAAGAACTAACGCTGCTTGTGATTGAAGAACTGTTCCTTCCATTGCAACGTCTAAAATGTCTAACTCTAGTTCTTGTTCAATGTAGTTGAAATGGTCTACTAACCATGTACGAATATCTACTAATCTTTCAATGCCAAAATAAGGCGATTTGTATACCCATGTTAAGTGAGACGTTGGTTCTGCTACTGACATTACGGTCAACGCAAAACCAGTCAAGGATTGGTCAATACCAATTGTTACGTTACCTTTTTTAGGTAAACCACCATCAAATAGTTTAGTTGCCACTGAGGGTAAACTCCATGCGAGAACGAACCAGTGTTCGTAATTCCTCTAAAGTACCCTCGTTCTTTAGAATTTTATCTACTTTATAACCATCTAAATCACGTTCTGATATGTGTCCGTTTATTGGTTCTATTCCTGGGCGTTTAATTTGCCAAAGTTGTCCACCCATAAGTTTAAGCATCATGGCTTCGTTCTCAAACCTAACATCGGTTATAACATAATCAGATGTTTTATCAATAGAATTAAATACTTGACCAATCCAAAATTCGTTGCCAAATGCATTGCGTGCACCAACCCCTAGTCGTTGCAGTAAATTTCTAATTTCAGGAAACATTACCTTTGCTTGGTCCCAACCGTACGCTTGTACTACGCTCTCAACACGAAACCCATCTTTAACCTGTGGGTTAGTCTCAAGAAGTAACTCTCTAATCTTGTCTGCAAATGCAACTCTTTTATAGCCGTAATCTTCTACCAAAATCTTTGCTACTTCGTCTTTGCCTGAACGTGCATATCCTGATAGTCCAATAATCATGGTGTTCCGTAATCCTTTCGGAATGAACGTTGGTCTGAAGTACGGCGAGTAATCTCTCGTGACACTAGTGTGGTATCACGTTCTTGATTCTGCAACATTACTTCCCACGCTTTACGTTGAACGTATGCCTGGTGGTGTTTGTCTTCTAAGTCTTGAACACCTTCATCCATTGAAATCTGTGCTTT